ATTGCTTAACCCCGTCCATTTCATCAGCCACATCTCTGGCCTCTTTGGTTATAAATGCCCACTCGATCCCCTCGCGCAGGCTGCTAAATTTCCAGCTCATAAGGCCGGATATGGTGATGCGGTACATGCCGTCTACCAGCTGCCATTTCATCGTTACCGTCTCGCAATAATTACCAAAATGGTACTTTATCTATTTAATAAAAAACCGCATAGCGGCTTGATTTGATGCTGGTAACAGTGGGCTAGTAGCGCCATGACGTTTACCAATGTGGTAATAATTAACCCTATTGGATTTTTAGTCAATAGCTATCATGAGATAAATTACTAAAATGGTACTTATTTTGATTTCGGGGGATTAGAACACACTGGCGGGGTATGCTGCTGAGGTGTTGTTAAATCAATGCGTTAGGCGTTTTGCTGTAAGATAAAATCGATAAACGTGCTGATTTTGGCTTTCTCAGATTCGGGTAATGCCGCAAAGCGTGAGTGGTCATAGCTGATAACGCCGGGATGTTCTTTCGGTACCATCAACTCAAATGCCTGGCGCCCGAATGCGTCAGCGATAGCTGCCAGAGTGCCGATTGTAGTGCTGGCTTCCTGGCTAAGAACGCGCTGCACTGTCGCCTGGGCAATACCGGCTTTCTCGCCAACACGCTGCTGTGAGTTAAGAACGCTGTCAGCAATCATCCAGCGGCGCAGGTTCTCGGCTACAACCTCACCGATATAACTACGGGCTTCATATTCCTGCGGCTCACTGCGGACATCACTCAGTGAAAGGACGTGATCTGTATCGAGCCAGAACTTCGGACGACCAGACAGCTCTTCAATTTTGCGCGCAGAAGCATTACCGATATTACGATGCCCTTTTACCCAGCGGCTGATAACGCTTTGCTGCACTTCCATACGTTCAGCCATGCGCGTTTGATTGTCATCGAAGTAACGACGGATGACCTCAATCAAATTTTCTCGGCGGATGTCAGAAATACTTTTCATGTGCAAAACCTTTATCGGGTAGTTAATTACCTAAATTTACAGGTTTATTACCTAAAAGGTAATACACCAAATTGGTAATAACTGTTGCAATCGTCTACCATTACGGTAATTATTCGTGGATAGAAATAGCTATCGGGAACTAAAATTCATGGCATTTAATTTTAAAAAATTTTGGCTGGATATGTCGAAAGACGAACGGGAGGCGTTCGCCCGTGACGCTGGCACAACAAGCCACTACATAACCACCCACTTAACCCGCAAGGGTAGAACGCCGTCAAGAAAGCTGATGGACCGCCTGTTTAGCGCATGTGAGACCAGAAAGGCAGTCACTGAAAAATCGGATTTCTTGAACTTCTTCTACTCCTGACAGGTAAAAATCCTCCCTCCCAACAGACCGCTTAATTGCGGTCTTTTTTATGCCCGATCACAATTTGGTACTTAAATTCGTTTTTGGTTGATCTAATTTATTTCGAGCTGTAATCTCTATCTTCATCACTCATGAATTAGGGGCAGAAATGAAAACTATCGGCAGAACTGAGGCCGCAAAACTCGGGCTATCAAGATTTTACACAGGCAAAACCTGTCGGAATGGCCATGACAGCGAGCGATATACCATAAACGGCGTTTGCTGCGAGTGTCAGGCTGAACACTCAGTATCACAGCGTAAGCGGATTAAAAACCTGATGGCGGCAGCCAGTGGGTCGGGTGCTTTATGACGGCCTACTACAACGAAATAGATCCCTACGCCGCTCAGTGGCTAAGAAATCTTATCGCCGGCGGTCACATCGCGCCCGGCATCGTAGACGAAAGGAGCATTGAAGATGTTACACCGAACGATTTGCGAGGATTTACCCAGTGTCACTTCTTCGCCGGGATCGGAGTCTGGTCACATTCTCTGCGTCTGGCCGGATGGCCGGATAACAAACCGGTCTGGACAGGAAGTTGCCCGTGCCAGCCTTTCAGCGCGGCAGGTAAAGGCGATGGATTTGCTGACGAGCGGCACTTATGGCCATCCTTCAATCACCTTATCAATGAGTGCAAGCCTGAGCACATCTTTGGCGAGCAGGTTGCAGCAGGTAACGCAAATGCATGGTTCGACCTTGTACAAGCAGACCTGGAAGGAATGGGGTACGCCTTCGGGCTTGTGCCGTTTCCGGCTGCGGGCATCGGTGCGCCGCATATCAGAGAGCGCGCTTACTGGGTGGCCCACGCCAACGGCGAATACCAACCCTCAACCGGAAACAAAGCGGGGATTACAAACCGTGCCTGGGGCTGCGAGATTAACGGGATGGCCAACGCCGATTGCTGGGGATTCGACAGGTGGACCGAGGCCAGCGGACGAAAAACGAGGCCCGGCACCGGGATTGCAATCGGCATCGATACTGGCGGGGTGGCCAACACCAACAGCCACGAACAACGACCGCAGCCCTTCAATAGATCGGGCTATGAGTATGTGGCGACCGGACGGGACGAAGGCCCAGCAGCGCTTACAAGATTTTGCAGGGATATGCGGCCCCTTGAGGTTAACGGTTTTTGGCGAGATGCAGACTGGCTCTTTTGTCGAGATGGAAAGTGGCGTCCAGTTGAACCCGGCACATTCCCGCTGGTTGCAAGGTTTGCCAAAAGCCTGGGACACGGCAAGTCCTCATTACGAGCAATGGCAGGCCGCAACCGAACCGGACGACTTAAGGGTTACGGCAACGCTATAAACGCTCAGGCTGCGGCTGAATTTATTCGTGCTTATGCGTGGAGGTGAGCTATGGCCGGTGACTGGATAAAGATGCGTACTGACCTGCACACACATCCGAAAGTTGTCCGAATGGCGTCCGCATTGAAAGCGGACAGATTGCGGATAGTTGGCGGACTACATTCCGCATGGTGTCTTTTCGATGTCCATTCAGTAGATGGCTTTCTTGATGGTTACAGCCCGGACACGCTTGATGACCTGATCGGATTCCCCGGATTTGCACAGGCAATGATAGCTGTCGGATGGCTTGAGTATGAAGGTGAAAACCTAGTCATGCCGCGCTTTGACGCCCACAACGGGCAGTCTGCAAAGCGTAGAGCACAGGACGCAGACAGAAAGAGAAACGTCCGCAAAGTGTCCGCATCAGAAGCGGACAAAAAGAAGACTAGAGAAGAGAAGAGAAGAGAAGAGAAGATCTAAAAGATAAACCCCACTCTAGCGCGTATGCGCGAGAAGCGGCTCCACCATGCCCGGCTGCTGCAAACCCGATAATCGACAACCGACCACCTCCACCAGGGGGAATGGGCGCCGACGGAAAGTTCACGATGTATCAGGGCTGGCGACCGGATGATGACTTTCTGCTGAAAGCGGCTCAATGGGGAACCGTGATGACGGAGCCACCACCAGAAACCGAACTGGCTGAATTTGTCACGTACTGGCAAGCCGAGGGCAAGGCGTTTCACCACGTCCAGTGGGAACAAAAGTTTGCTCAGAATCTGAAACGAAGATCTATCCAATCTAAACCAGGAGATAACGATGGACGAATTCAACAAACCACCAGTACCGGGGGGCGGGCAGTCGAGAAAATACGAGCAGCAATCGCTGCTGAGCGCGAGCGAGAAGGCATATCACCTATGGGAAATGATGGGGGAAATGTATTCGGATCAATGGGTGGCAAAGAACGGGACAATGCCATCATTGACCTGGAAAGCAGCGATTGGCGGTCTGAGTGAGTATCAACTTTCTGGCGTAATGGATGCATGTATTACTCGCTGCATGTCAGGTAATTCATGGCCACCAGATTTAGCGGAATTTATATCTATGGTTTCATCGGTATCCGCAGAGCGGAACCCGTTTGGTGTATCCATTCAGGATTTATCCGTTGAATTTCGTTGGTACTGTCGGGATCGAGGCATGTACGACAGCGCAGAGCTATTCCCGTGGACGCATGCCGTTATGTACTGGATTTGCACCGATGTACGACAACGCATGATCCAGTATCGATTGACTGAGCAGGAAGTTGAGAAAGCCTTGAAGCAAAAACTTGATCACTGGTGCCAGAGGGTTGCAGATGGTGGACAGGTTCCTAAGCCTGTGTTGCGTTTGTCTGATAAAACCCGACCGAAACCAGCATGGATGGATTACTACAAACCAAAGAGCAAACCACAAACGAATTAACATGGTGCTAATTCCTGCGCCAGTAGCACCAGTTTCAACGAACTGCGTTAAAGCCTGGTGTATGTGTACCTGATAATTTAAATGGCTCTGTGAGCCGCTGAGAGCGTTTAAACGGTGGTGATGAATATCGCTGTTAACGCATTTTTTATATTGCCAATTATTACCAAATAGGTAATTATTACCAATAAGGTAAGTCATGAAGAAATCAGTACAGGCTCTTGGTCGCCTCAAGGCCGGACAGATGAACAAAACAGAGGCGGCGTATTGCCAGCTTCTGGAAATGCGTAAACGTGCAGGGGAAATAGCCTGGTATCGGTTCGAGGGTATCAAGTTAAGACTGGCTGATAACACGTTCTACACGCCAGATTTTGCGGTGATGCTCGCCAGCGGTGAGATGGAATTACATGAAACCAAAGGTTACTGGACTGATGATGCGCGGGTAAAAACCAAAGTGGCAGCAGACCAGTATCCATTCCGAATCATTGCCGTTACGCCTCAGGCTAAAAAGCTCGGAGGCGGCTGGAAGGTCGAAGAGTTCTAAAAACAGCGTTCTTTTTTGTTATCAATAATATCAATCAGTTATGCGGGTTAATGGGGGTAAAGATGAACAACATAGAGTTACAGCAGCACTTGGAAGTATCACTTTCCATGCAGCGCTCTCTAGCAAGTGATTTAAATCAGGCTCAGACCGAAATGGAACAGGCGAGGATTGCTATCGGCTCTCTTGGCTGGATGACTTTAGGCGAAGCTATAACGCTCACCATGTCAGAGAAGGATAAGCAGATAGCAGAGCTACAGCGAAAGGTTGAGGCGTTGGCGGTTGAGAATGCGGACTTAAAACATCCAGGTACTTATCTACCATCTAAAAGAGATACCCCAGCAACCGACGCAGCACTGGCAGATATTCGCAACAAGGCGCGTGCAGAGGGTATCTATTTCAC